AACTAAACCCTGCACCAATAGCTGCACCTTCTACACCAAATCTTAATCTATTTTTAAATCTAGCTGCTGCTAAATCTGTACCTGACAACCCTTCTGTGTCTTGTTCTTTTAAAACTATATTTCCTCTACCAGCTTCAGTTCCTAAAAAATCTGTAATACCAAATGCAGTTGCCATATAACCAGATTTTGATGCTATGTTTGTGGCAGTTGTACCAACAGCTACAGCGGTTGCTGCTTTTGCTTTTTGCACCATAGAAAATTTTCTAAGTCTGTTTGTAATTTTAAAACCAACAGAACTAGGAATCGCGTATTGTGATAACACTTCAACTACTTTACCTGTTAAAGTTTCTGGTGATTCTAATTTATTTTTTTCATAGGCTTCATTAATCTGTTCATTAAAATTAGTGTTGTCTCCTATTCTACCGAATGTTAAATCAATACCAGCTGTTGCAAGATCACCTATTGCATAACCTAATTTTTGTAAACCAGATGCTCCGGCTTTATCAAGGTCTGCAAAAAAATCTATGTAATTTTCTTCAGAGGGATCTTTTTTATATTTTTCTATTTTTTCTTTAATTCCAGGTATTAAGAGAAGTGGGTTTAATTCTGGACCAAGTTCTGTAAAACCTTTTAAAGTAAATCTTACAGGTTTTTTTTTCGTGCCAAATCTTTTTTTTAAAATTTTATCAACGGTGTTTTGATCAACGTTGTAGTTTATTTTTTTTTTTTTAAACGGTTCGTTAGAAGCCATTACGCCTCCGCTGGTAATTGCAGATTTACTTCGTATTTTTGATTAAATGAATTAACGTCTTGTTGTGTTTGTATGTTTGCAAAATCAGTTAATGCTTGTTCACTGCTTGCAATTAATGTTACAATATCATCTGTTATTGTATTAGGTAATCTTGCTCTTAGTTCTTCAAAAGTTAAACTTTGTACTGGACTAGCTTGCACAGGTCCTTGGTCCGTGGGCATTGCTGCAGGCATTGCTTCACCACCCATCTGTAATCCTACTCTACCACCTTTTGCAAGACTTTCATCTTCTAATGGTAATTTACCTGTTTGATCGTATATAATTAAATCTTCAAAAGTATATGTACCAGCAGCAATTGCTTTTAATAAAGCTTCTCTAACAGGATCATCTTCTACACCTGCAAGTTGTACTTGTAGTTTTGCATTGTCTTCTAATTGTTTTTCTATACTTTCAATTTTTGTTTGATCTGGTGCAATTTGTGGTGCACCTTTTTCTGCAGGACCAATAAATTTTCCTGCTTTTTCTAATTCTTTTTCTAATCTTCTTTGTTCTGCTATTAACTTTTTATATGCTTCTTGTTGTCTTTCAAACATAAAATCATCTTGACCACCTTTGCTTTTAATTGAAGCTATTTTTTCTTCTGACATTTGTTCCATAATGTCACCAATCAAAGCTTGTGATAATGCATCGTCTGATCTTCTAGTTGCTGATTTACTAGCTTGAAACTGTGCAAATGGTTCTCTTGCTGATGTTGCAAGCTGTGCAAATATGTTACCAGATTTTGGTCTTGATACTAAATCAAGTCCCATGTTAATTAAAAAATCATTAAAATCACTTCTTCTAGGTGCTTGTTTAGATCTAATAAAATCCATAGCACGGCTGTATCTTGAATCCATGCTCTCACCTGCATATCCACCAGGTCCATCTACTAAACCTCTTTTTGATGCATTTAAATTAGGCACATCTAACCCTGAAGTAATACCCTCAGCGCTACCGCCTGTTCTAAACATTGGTCTTCTTAAAGTTCTGTTCACTAGTTTAACCTTTTAAATTTTACATCTACTTTAGAGTAATCTACTTGTAAGTATCCGTTTTCTGCTATTGATGAAGCCCATGGAACTTCTTGAGCCATTACACCTTGGTAAGTTTTGTCATCACCTTTATATTTAAATGAGTAAACATTTACACCAGATGAAGATTTACCTATAGGTTCAATATCTGTTTTTAATCTAATATCAGATACCTTAAGTTGAGGTTGTTGTGCACCTACAACATTACCATAGATACCACCTAACGTTGATCCTATTCCAAGAGCTTGTGCTAATGGAGATGGGTTAGGCTGTGATGTAAATTGGTATTGTGCTGGGTATCCTCCCATTAAACCAGTTACACCTTGACCAAAGATACCTAATCTTTCTAACGGTTCGTATGCAGCTAGTCTGTTTGCTTCTTGTTGTGCTCCTAGTACAGCTTGTGCTTGAGCTTGGTTCGCGGCGCCCACCTGACCCGCTCTTGCAATATCTGTTCCTTGGAGGCTTTGTAAAGTTTGACCTAATCCTGTTTGGAATTGACCTAATCCTAATTGTGCTTGACCTAAACCTGCTTGTTGTTGTGAAAGTGCTGCTCTTTGACCTGCCATACCTGCCTGTTGTCCTGCTTGAGCTGCTTGTGCTTGACCTAATCCTAATTGTGCTTGACCTAAACCTAATTGATTTAATCCTAATTGTGCTTGTTGTTGTGCTAAACCAGATGTAGCCGCACCTAATCCTAATTGACCTTGTGATAACATCATTTGGTTTTGTAAATCTGCTTGTCTTGCAGCTTGTGCTTGAGTAAATCCTTGTGCTTGTAGTTGTGCTTGAAGTGCTGCTCTATTTCTATCTGATTGTGTTTGGTATTCTGCTTGCATAACACCTTCTCTACCACCACCATAACCACCAAGTGCTACAGCTTGATCAGATATAGCTTGTTGTCTTTGTGCTGCTTGTCTGTCAAACTCTGCTAATGATGTATCAATAACTTGTTGTTGATATGGCGACATATAAGATGCAATAGAACCTGTTCCAGTTCCTGTACCTGTTCCAGTCAACCCTGCTGCAGTTCCAAGTCCTGTTCCTGCTGCACTAATAAATGGAGATACTCCACCTAATGTTGTACCAGCTTGAGTTAATCCAGTTCCTGCTGCACCTATAAATGGTTGTGCACCTGCAGTTGTTGTTCCTGCTGTACCTAAAGCTGTGCCTGCTCCTGTTAATTCTTGTCCTGCAATTCCTAATCCTGTTTGTGCTAAACCTAATCCTGTTCCTGCTGTAGTTCCAGCTTGTTGTGCGTAATCTTTACCAAGATCTTCTATAAACTGTGCGGGTAATGCTCGTGTTTCTGTTATTGCCATTATAATACTTCTCCAAGTCTTTGTTGTGTTGCAAACATTGCTCTTGCACCAGATAATCCTTGTGATTCTTCAGATACTTTACCACCTTGTTCTAAATTCTCCATCATGTTTTCCATGATTTCTGCTCCTTTATCTATATCTCCGCCTCCTGCATTTCTAACAGCATCTGCAGTAAATACAAATTCATTTTTTGATAATCTAGCTGGTACATCATCAGCTCGTTCTTGTCCACCTATTGGTACAAATCCACCTTCGTTTCTATAATCTTTTTCCATACCACCCATATCCATGAGCCCACCTTCTTGAGCCATCATTCTTGGTTGCATGCTCATCATAGGATTCATTCTACTAGCCATCATAGGATTCATTCCTCTAGCCATCATAGGATTCATCATAGGTCTTGGTTTAGGCATTTGATCTGGTTGTGTTGGCATAGGTGTTTCATCATCAGAAAATGATTGTAAATTTTGTCCTTCTATACCTGCAGTTATTGGAGGTAAACCTGCACCACCATCTGAAAATTTTGGTCTTTCCATTGAGTATAAAGCTCCTAATGCTTGTGCTCTTATTGTTTCATCTTCATCATCATTACCACCATTTGCAAAACCAATACGTCCACCATCAGCTGCATAAAAACTTTGATTCATAAATGGAAATTGTGCTCGATCTAAATTGCCTGCTAATACTTTTCTTCTAAGACCAGTTATACCATTAAATTGATCAAAAGGATTAATATCACCTGCTCTTGATGCTGCCATTGCATCTAAATTTTCTTCTTCTTGTTCTTGTGGCATTAATAATGGTAATGCAGATGCAAGAGCTATTGATCTAAACGGACTAAAAACTCTTTCTCCATCTTTTACAGAAGATAATAATCTATTATTTTTTAAACTTAATAAATTTGCAAAATCAAATTTTCCTCTTCCTGCTGCTGTAAAAGGATTACCCCCACCACCAGCAAAATAACCTAATCCCGCTATTAACGCAGCTTTACCTATTGGTGACTTTGCAATTTTCTTAACTGCTCTTGTTGCTTTCTTAACTAGTTTACCTAAGAAGTATCCTTGTCTAAGGTCCGTGATCCCTCCACCAGCATAACCGATTCTACCACCATCTGCTGCAACTTCTATACCACCTCTATAATTTGCAAATGGAAGATTTTTTACAGGTGCAAATCTATTTACAAAATCTTCTGTGTCTGCTATGTCTACATCTTCACCTACTGCCATACCAGTTGTTGGCATAACTGGAGGTAAAATTATTTGTGAACCATCTCTATCATCTGTAGAAACATTAGGTCCAGGAAATAATTCTTCATATTTACTTTGCGTCATTTGCCCAGTATCTAAAATATCTTGAGCATCAAAAGTTCTACTTAATAATTCAGAACCACTTCCTTTTTTATCTGGGTTTAAATTATAATTATACGTTGCTTGATTATAATCCTTAATTCCTTGTATATCTGCAGCTACTTCATTTAATTCTTCTTCGGTCATATCTTTTGCCCAATCAGGAACTTTACCTGTTACGCCACTAATAAATTTACCAAAAAAACTTGGAAGTCCTTTATTAAGTAAACTCATTTTTCTTAAGGCTGCAACTTTATTTCTATTAATACCTGATTGAAAACTTTTATTTTTTAAATTTTGAAAAAACGATGGAGGAGAATATACTTGACTACCTGTAGTTCTAAAACCTAAATCTTGAGCTTCTTTTTTCTTTTGTTCTATTTTTTGTTGTTTTAATGCATTTTGAAAACCTGGATCTACTTTATTATTGTCACCTCCATTACCTCCATTACCACCAGTAGTGCCACCAGAACTTGATGGTTCACTTTTTCCTTCTTGATATCCACCTATACCACGATATCCTGGTCTTGAACCATCTGTATTATTTTTTACTAATTGTGCAACTCCACCTTCAGCCATGCCTGACATAGCTTGTTGTTTAAATTCTTCAAAAGACATTGGTTGTAGTCCTTGTTCTTTCATTTCAAATACGTACTTTTGATATTCGTCTTCTAATAATGGATCAGCCATAGCTAAATTTCCAATACCTTCATCTTGTTTAGATGCTCTAAATTTTTCTCTAAGTCTTTCAAGTTCTTCCATTAATTCTTCTAATTCACCTGCATTTAAATCTTTAACAGGTTTACCAAATATCTCTTTAGATATATCATCTTTTTCATCTCCTAAAGATCCTGCCATTTTCATTGGTGCTTTAGGTCCTTCATTACCTGAGTAGGTAATTTTTGATGCTCCTGTATTTAGTGATTCTAATCCTGTTTTCATATAATTTTTTATGTTAATTTTAAAAGCAGGATTTTAACCTGGGGTTGTTAATAATACTTGTTTTTATCAAGTAAATCAAGCCTATGATGTAACTTCTCTAGGTTTAATTTCTAGCGCAGATACGACTACATGTAGCCTATTTGCGGTTGCTGCAGTAACTTTTAATACTTCACTTTCCTGTAAAACTAAAGGTGCAGATAATAACTCTGTTGTTGCATTAGCAGATATTGCTTTAGTTTTAAATAAACTAAATACAGCATCAGCTGTATCTGTAATAGTTACAGTTATAGTGTCTGCATTACCAGAATCTTCTGATACTAATATTGATTTTATAACAGCTGTAGTAGCTGATGGCACTGTGTATATTGTAGTTGCACTAGTGCTTGATAAATCTGCTTTTTTATTTACAAATGTATTTGCCATTATGCCATGAAGAAAGCAACTGCTTCCGCCTCTTCTTTTAAATCTTGTTGAAATGTTGTATTTAATTTTTGCACAACACTATCTACATCTCTAACAAATGATTGTTGCACTTGTTGATCGTATTTTTCTAAAGGTTGTGTTAATGATTGTACTATTCTTGCCATTATCTTCTACCATCCGGTTGTATGTCTAATCTAAATGTTCCTAGTTTCCAAAATTGACTTGTGCTTGTGTTATCTACTTTTAAAGATATTGATCTAGCACGTGCTCGTGTGTCAACTTTGTTTGTACTACTTGATATAGTAAAAGGTCCTAATGTAGAACTAGCTTGTGTTTGATTAGGAAAGTCTCTTAAATTTAATGTAATTCTAGTATCACCTGTTTGTGATAAAAAGTCCGGTAGAACTCTTCTTATTTTCATCATAAACTCACCATCACCTTGTAATCCTTGTGCTCCAATATCAAAATCTCCTGATTGTATGTTTGCAGTAATAGAAGATGTTGCTCCTTCTCTTATTTGATCTAACCCTGTTTCATGTTCATAGTAATAACTAACACCATCAGTATTTCCTTGTACATAAGTTGCACTTCCAGATGTACCATTAGAACTTGTATCATACTCTGATGCATGAGGTTTACCAAATACAGCAGAATCTTGCCAAGCACTTCTTGCTAGTGTGCCTGTGGTCCACACAGGTCTTTCAGGTGTTGAATCTAAATAGTTATAACAAACCATTCTATTAACTGTGTTTGATCCTGAGTTAGGATAAAACCACATAACTTCTCCAAACAAGTTATTTAATCCTGCATTAATATGTTGTTTAGGAATTGTATTAATATCATCATAAACAAAGTCTTCAACTAAACATGGTAATGATTCTAGTTTACCAGTATATCTAAAGAAACCATTTTCTGACATCCAATATGCAGAACCATCAACCTCAACGGCTGCATTCTTACCAATCAATCCACAGTTAGTACCTACTTGTTGGAATGAGAAAGTAAATGGAGCACCTACGAATCTCATAATAAACAAAGCTGTGTCGGTCCAAACGTAAATTGCATCACGACCTCTAATTGCTCCTACAATTTTTGATCCATCTGCTAGTCTTTGTGTACCTGCAGTGTTAACTGCACTAGGTGCATAAGATGTTGTTGCATCAATTGATTCTTGGTCCGAGAACCTAATATACATTTCATCTCTTGTGCTTGATGTACCAATAGTTGTTTCTGTTCCAAAAAATATTAAGTGTCTATCTGGTGCTGATACTAAAGTAAATGAAGATGCTGTTGGTGCATTTGCAAGTATTGTTGCTCTTGTTCCTGTTGCACCCGTTGGATCAGAATCCCATGTAAATGTTTCTCCACCAAATATAGTTGCAATAAGTTTATTACCAAAATTATCTAGTGACCATAAACCTGGTGCTGTTACAATATCTCCAGATGCTGCAGCGTTCCATGCAAAATAATTAGATGCATCGGTCACTGTATCACCACTTGAGTGTGATGCAGCAGTTGTACCACTAGCACCTCTTGTCAATCCTGATAATGTTCCACCACTATTTGATGTATATGTAATTAATTCACTATCTATAATAACTGTTCCTGATGATGCAAAAGATGTTGAACTTGCCATTGTTAAACTTGTAACAGATGCATTAATGTCTGCAGATAATGTTGATGTAAACTGTCCTTGTTTTACACCACCCCATGATCCAAGACCCCAACCAGTAGATGCTGTTTCAACTGCAGGTCCTACAGGATAATAATGTTGTACTCTAATACCACCAGATGTTGATGCACCTGATCCTGATTCATTAGATGACATAGTTATAGTTAATGTAGTATCAGTTGGTATTGAAGTTATCATAAATTTTACATCTGTAAAATCACCAGATGCAAAATTAGAATTAGTAATAGATGTAAAACTATCTAATAATATAATATCACCTGCGTTCATTCCATGAGCAGATGCAAAAGTTAATGTTACAACTGCTGATCCATTAGTTGTAGAAAAAGCAGATGTTAAAGTTGTTGTAGATTTAATAGGGTGTATGTCATAAAAAATACCACCAGAGTATGCGTATAAAATTCTATTAGTTCCAAGAGCTGCATACTTAATACCAGAGGCATTAACAAAATGATGGATAGCTGTATTACGTCCTGTTAATTCAATAGAACCTAATTGTGCCCAACCACCTATTTTTTCTGGAGTACCATATCTAAATCTAACATTATCACCAGAAACCCATTGGCCTTCGCCGCCTGTTGCTGTAACTTGTTTATTAAAACCTGGTGCAAATTGTACTTTTTGTAACATATAAAAAACCTATTAATAATAAGGCAGGAGATGGTGTGGTGGAATCTCCCGCCATATTATTATATACAATATTATTTAGATATTTTAAAGCCTTTAAACCATGCAGGCAACCCTAAAAATGGTCTTTTATCGTATTGGTTTTCTTTTGCTATTTTAGAATTAGCTTTGTTATAATGTAAAAATACTTGTCCACAATCTTTACCAGTAAACTCTTCTCTCCAATGTTCTAAATCACAACCAGAATAAATTAACATATCTCCTGGTTTTAATTCTATTTTAATACCGGCTTGACCTTTATTACCTGTTGGATCTAAATAAATAGGCCATGGATCACCACCTAAATTTAATGTTGTAGATATTTCACAAGAATATCTATCTTTGTGTCTAGCTAATATATCTCCTTTTTTATATATTCTAGCATAAGAATATGTTTCGGATAATTTTAATCCTGTATGTTTTTCCATAACAGGTTTTACATGTTCTAATAAAGTTTCCATTGCAATATCTGAATAATGTGAATAAGTATTAGGCACTTGTTCATCATGCCATATTCCAAAATATTCTGTAAAAGGTGATATGTATTTTTTGTTAAATAAAAAACTTGCTACGTTTCTTTTATTTAAAAAATACTTATAAACAAAATTAGCTAATTCTGGTGAAATAGCATTTTTTAAAATAGAATATTTATTTTTTTGAAACGCCGATTTTTTTAATGACATTTTTTCCTTTCAATTGCATTTTAGATTTTAAAAAATTATCTATAAAATTTGGTTTAGTTTTTAAAGGAGTTGAATCTAATATAGTTTTAATAATAGCTTTTTTCATATCTTTATTTTGCACCTAATACTCCTTTTGGAATTGCTTGACAATTCCAATGTATAAATCTAAACGGTTCATATCCCATATCTACCACATATTGATGTGGCATATAAGAAGGAAAGAACATTACTCTACCTGGTTTTACATCATAGTTTATTTGATGGCTTGCATAAGTTATTTTACTTGTATCTTTTTCAGGTAAAAGATTCATTAGATTACCTGGTCTTGCATCTTCAAATATAGGTCTTGAAGTTTTTTCACTAGCTTTTAAAAAATAAAAACCAGACATATGTCCATTCCAATGAGTGTGTAAAGTGTGGTGTCCACCTCCGTTTTTAGCAAATTCTTGCACCCACATTTCTGTAATAAATATTTGATAATTAGTTAAATCAAAACCCATTTCTAATAATAAGTTATGAGATGTTGCTCCTACATAATTTTGTAATTCTAAAAAATTAGGATCTCCTATTAAACTAGTAGAATGAAATACATTGCCCATGTCTCCTTTATTACCAAATTTTTTATTTCTTTTATTAATATCTTTTTCTAAATTTTTTTTAGATTGTTTAATATATTTATCAGATGCTTTGTTTAACTTATTTACAAACGCAGGTTCATCTGCAAACCAAATAGGGCATTTAAAATAATCTTCTCTTGCTAGTTCTTTAGGAAATATTTTTTCTTTTTTCATTTAAAAGGCCATCCTAAATTCCATATTACTAAACTATATCTTGATCCTTTTTTAACTGGACACACTCTGTGCCAAACATTTGATGGAAACACAACTAAAGATCCTTTTGGTAATATTTCTTTACATTTAACAGGTTTTCTAGGTTTATCAGGATCTAAATTTCTATAATCAAATTCTAATTCTCCTCCTGTATAATCTTTCTTACCCTCTGATAAAGAAACAGTTACAGATAATTTTCTTATTTTACCATTTGAATTAGAATCATTTGGTTTATTATAAGGTTGATTCCAACTATCAGAGTGCCAATCATAATATTGTCCTTTATTATATTTAGTAAATTGACAAGATTCAGAAAAATCCCATTGAAAATTCCAACCAGCATTTTGATTTGCTTGTTGAATGTAAGGATGTATTTCTTTATAAATCCAACGATCATCCATCCAAACAACACTTGAATCTCTTTTCTTTTTTAAATCTTTAATTTGTTTATTATTTAATTTTTTAGGATTATATCCACCAGTAACAGCAATTTGATCTTGTAATTGTTTTCCATAACGAACAATATCGTCGCAAATTCTTAAAGGAATTGCTGATTTAAAATACCAATAATAATTAGTTAAATTCATAGACTTTCTTGTACCACAAAAAATAATATATTTTATTATTAACTTAAAGTCAATGTTCCAGAAACTTTAAATGTTGCAATTTTTTGACCACCTGGAACAGAAGATGTTGAATTACAACCAGGAGAAACTGCTATTGTCGCAGCAGAAGGTACTCTTACAATTACAATACCACTACCTCCAGCTTTTCCAACAGCTGGGTTTTGATCATGGTCACCACCACCGCCACCACCAGTATTAGCTGTACCTGCTGTATTATTAGAACTTCCACCTTGTCCTTGACTACCATTACCTCCACCATTTGCACCACTACCTGCTGCAACGTATTGAGCTCCACCACCGCCACCACCAGCAAAGTATCTTAAAGAACCACATGGTCCTGGAGTTCCAATAGGAGAGGCTGGATTAATTGCTGTTCCTGCACCTGCTCCACCATCTCCACCTTTTCCAGCGGGTCCTGTAGGAGAAGGACTTGAAGGAGAACTTGGTGCGTCTTGACCAGCAGCTCCGGCTCCACCACCGCCACCACCAGATCTTCTTCTTCCATCACCACCTGCATTACCTTGGGAAGGACTTACTGGAGGAGTATTTCCTGCTCCTCCTGGAAATGCTGAATCATCACCATTTCCACCACCACCACCAGAACCTCCAGCTTGACCGGGACTTTGTGATCCACAACCACCACCGCCACCACCACCAGTAGCTGTAATGCTATCAAAAACTGAATTAGAACCATTATTACTTGCGTCATCATTTGTTTGAGCACCACCAGCTCCGACTGTAATTGAATGACAACCAACTGCAATATTTAATGGAGATACACTTGAGCCAAGTGGAGAAACTGTATAACATCCTGTGGCTGTTCCACCTGATTCTCTAAAACCTCCGCCACCACCACCGCCGCCTCTTTTTGCACCAGCAGAACCACCACCAGCAATAACCATATAATCTACATCGTAATGAATAAGATAAGGCCATGTTGTTGCACCACATGCTCCAGCTGTCAAAGCAGCAAATTGAGTTTTTAAATTCCATACACCACTTGCTTTAGTTAATTCTTTTACAACTACTATTCCTGGTCCACCATTACCAGCTTTTTGAGTAGCTGATCCTTCTCCACCGCCACCACCACCAGTGTTATTACTTCCTGCAGTTGCAGCACCATTAGGCCCTGTGCCACCAGCACCTCCGCCACCTGATCCACCAGCTCCAGCTGCACAATAAAAATCTCCACCTCCGCCACCACCAGCATAAGTTACACATGATCCTGTTATATCACTAGCTGATCCTGCACCACCTGCTCCTGAAGCTCCAGGATGAGGACCTCCATTAGCGCCAGCAGCTCCAGCTCCACCACCTCCACCTGCAGGTGTACCACCTGGCACAGATGTTCCACCTGGATTTCCTTGAGGTGGGTCTGTAGGAGGTGTATTTCCTGCTGCTGCTGTTTTACATCCAGCAGGATGTCCACTTGCTCCACCGCCTGATCCACCAGCTTGATGAGGTGCAGGTGCATCACCACCAGCTCCTCTACCTCCACCTGCGGAAGTTATTGGATTAGATGGAAATGCAGCTACAGAATTACTTCCACTAGATGATGTTGGATAACATGAATTACCACCTCCACCAACTGTCATTGTATAAGGTGTATTACCAGAAACTGCTATATTAGAAATATCTCTAAAACCACCACCCCCAGCTCCACCGCCACCATTAACTCCACCACCACCGCCACCAGCAACAACTAAAGTTCTTACCATTCTAGTTCCTGGTTGTGTAGTGACTGCTCCGGTAGATGTTCTAGACGTAACTGTATCTTTACCAAAAGAAGATAAATTCGTTTTACCGATTATACCGCCATTTGATCTAGTCATAGAGTACCCTTACACGGATACCCATTGAGTATTATCCGCGTCCCATCTGTAATTTGAATTGTCTGATTTTTTAGTTCCTAACCATCTTAAATTATCTTCATCCCAACTTATTGAATAAGCTGATTGATCTCCAGCTGGATAAGTGACTGGTGCTTTCCAATCATCACTACCATTTAAAGCCCATGAATTATAAGGTTGAGGTGTTAAAAATTTATTTTTTGATGCATTATAAACATGACCTATACCTGCATATTGTTTTCTAAAATTATTATTATATGATGTTTGTTTCCAAGTTCCACCACCAAAAAAATTTACACACCATGTTTCACCATCAACATGCATGTCATTATCTTCTAATGTACCACCATTAGCTTCTATATCATTTCCAACTACAACTACTCTTTTTACAACTAAATGTGTTTCTGATGTAAATCCAGTTGGATCTGTTTTTGATTCTAGTTCTGCAAAATGTGCCATAATTTTTTCCTTTAATATATTAAAATATTTGTCTTAAATAGTCAATTTTTATTAAAAACTCCATTCTCCTTGTTTTGCATAATCATATACTTCATTTAAACTCCATAAACCAGGTGCTCCTTTTGGACTAGCAGGTTCTTTTATAATAACTATCCCTGATCCTCCTTGTGCACCATTATAAACTCCTGGTCCAGCTGATCCACAGCCACCACCACCGCCTCCACCGCCAGTATTATTAGTTCCTGCAGTTGTACATGTATCTGAAGGTCCACCTACACCACCATTTCCACCACCACCTGCACCACCTGGTGTTACGGGTTGTGCTTCGTTTCCTCCACCGCCACCACCAGCGTAAGTTACATCTGAACCTGAAATTGTGTTTGGAGCGCCAGCTCCTCCTGCTCTTGCAGGGGCTGGATTGAAAGGCGCTGTTGATGATCCACCAACAGCTGTTGCTCCACCACCTGATCCAGCACCTTTAATATTAGGAGATGTATCAATACCTTCACCACCAGCATTTCCTTGAGGTGGATCTGTTGGAGGAGTATTACCTGCTCTTGGTTGAGGACCATATGATACTTTTGCACCACCTCCTGATCCTCCTTGTCCTAAAGGAGATGAAGCTGGAGCACCAGCACCACCACCAGCAGATGTTATAGTATTGCATCCTGCATAATTAAAAACTGAATTAGTTCCTTTAGCGCCTGCTTCAGGACCACATTGTCCACCTGCACCGCCACCACCAACTGTAATTGTATATCCTGTGCATTTTATTACGGGCACAGCATCACCTCTTAAAGGACTAGGTCCAAATCCAGATGCACGATAACCTCCTGCACCGCCACCACCATTTAAACGAAAACCACCACCGCCACCACCAGCAACTACTAAATAATCTACATTGCCTGTAACTTGAGCTGTGTAAGTTCCTGATGAATTAAATGTTGCTATTCTTGCACATACTGCTGCAGTAAAACTAAAATTTGGTCCTATAATTCCGCCATTTGCCATAGCCTATAAAACCTCCTATGCGTCGTCTAATAATTCGTATGATACAAAATAACTTAAATCATTTGCAGCTGAAGCTGTAAAATATAATAAGTCTGTTTCATCTAAATAGATTGGATTTTCTAAAAAACTTAGTGTTGCATCTGCTGGAATTGAAATAGTTTTTGCAAGATCAACATAATTAGATCCATTATCTATACTAACTTCAATTGTTATATCAGCTGCTGCTGAACCATCAACATTTGCAACTAAGATTGTATTTATTTTTGCTACTTTATCAGCTGGAACATCAATTGCTTCTGTTCTTGATGTGCCTGTTAATTTAGCAGCTGCATTTACTGCATTGATTGTTGCTACGTTTACTATATTTGGTGTTGCCATATTATCTCCTTTTTAACCGAATACGATCGCCATTGCAATAGCTTTTCCCACTGATGCGGCACTCGAATTTGCGTCTATATATGTTACTAATCTTGAAGCAGCTACCTTTCTGTTAGTTCCACCTGCTCCATCATCTACTATAAATAAATCAGCATCTACTAAAGCAGCGTTAATATCTGTTGCTCCATCTATATCTAAATCTGCTAAAGCTATGCTTCCATCCGGAAATACTGGTGTTGATTGAAAAGTTGCAACACCACTAACATTTAATGTTCCATTTAAATCAACAGCAGTTGCTGTTAAATCTATTTCATCAGTTGCACCAATAGATAATACAGTGGCGCTAGAGCCCTGTATAAATTGACTTGCATCATTAAAACATAATTTATTTGTAGAATTTAAAGTTAAACCTGTGCCATCTGTGTGAGTTAAAGTAGTATCACTATCCGCACCAAAATTAATTACTGTAGAATCTGTTGTTAAATTTAAATTATCTCCAACTGTTACACTGTCATTAAATATTGCAAGACCTGCTGCTGACATATCTAATGTTAGTGCAGTAATATCTGCTGCACTATCTGTTCCTTTAAATATAATATCTGCATCACCAGCTTGCGCATCAATTGTAATATTTCCTGAAGAAGTTGCAATCGTTACAGCTCCATCTCCTGTTCCAATATCATCCGCTGCTATAGATGACGCTGTAACACCTGTTTGAAAATATGTTTTTAATGTTGTGACATTAGTCATTCTCATCGTGCCAGCATCATTTACAAGTAAACCATCTCCATCTGCAACTGCTGTAGTGCCTCTTGAAGTACCACCATCTATTAAATTAATTTCTGCTGCTGTTGCAGTTACATTTGTTCCACCAATATCTAGTGTTGTTACAGAAATTTCTCCTGCAACTGTTGCAACACCATTTGCTAATGTAATTAAATCTGTGTCATCAGTATGACCTATTGTTGTTCCATTAATTAAAACATTATCTATATCTAATGAACCACCAGTGATTAATCCTGTTGTTGTAATTGTAGATGATCCTGTATCAATAGTACCAAATCCTGAAGTAATTGATCCAGAATCTAAAGCACCTGTTGTAACAATACTAGAACTTCCTGCAACTACACCATAAATTGAACCAATAGCCGTTCCATTAATTGTAATAGCATCTGCTTCTAAAGTTCCGTCTACATCTACATCACCAGAAAAATCTCCTGTTGCTGCATCTAACTCACCTGATAAAGTAATGTTAGTAGCACCAGTAATAGCACCATCCATTGCAACAGCACCATTAATATCAATTGTTGTTGCAGCAATCTGTATTTCTGTGTCTGCTACTAAATCTAATTGACCATCTGTAGATGAATTAATATATAAACCAGTATCTCTAAAAAGAAGTTTATTTGTTGAGTTTAAAGTTAAACCTGTTCCATCAGTATGTGTTAAAGTTGTATCTGAATCTGCACCAAAACTTAATACAGCAGAGTCACTTAATAATTTAACATCGTCACCAAACACTGCATCTTTTGCTACAGACAATCCACCATCAGTTTGTAATGAACCATCTGTTGTAGAAGTTGCTTCAGTAGTGTCATCTGTTTTTACAATACCACTTGCTGTAACTGTAGTAGCTGTTAATGCTTGTGCAGCAATTGTGCTACCTGCTTGCGCAGTAAAAGTATTTGCAGTAAATTGAAAATCATCAGCTCCTGCAATTTTAATATCTATTTGGTCATCAGTATCTGCTGTAATAGTTGTATCACCATCAGCATCTAAAACTAATTCTCTTCCTTCTATATCTAACGATCCACCAAATCCTGCATCAACAAGATTTGTTCCATCTGAATAAACTAGTCTTGTAGTTTTTTCTGATACTCCAAAAGTAATACCTGTTCCTGATGCTGTTTTAAATTGAACTGTGTATGCACCTGATGTGCCATTAGTTACAATATAAACTTTTTCTACTGAATCTGGTACAGTTACAATAGAGTTACCTGTTATTGTACCTGTTAATTTTATAACAGCGTGTCTTGCAACTGATGTAGATTCTGTTGCATCACCATCTGTAATTGTTAATTGTGTTGTTCCACCACTAGTTACTGCTTGTTCTACATAACCAGCAATTGATTTTTCTATAATGTCTAGGTTAGTATTAGTTTTTGTTCCCCATGTACCGGCGTTTTCGCCAGTTGCCATTTTTTCTATACCGAGATCTGTATAACTTGATGCCATAATTTAATTCCTATTGTGGTGCTGATTGTACAGGTATTCTAACTGTACCATCAGTATAATCATCCCTTCTTCTTCTACCAATTTGTTCAGCAGCAAATGTTTGCACTGCCTCTTTATATTTTCCTTCGTAAAGTTGTAACATATCCATAGGTCCTTTTAAAAAAGCATAAGCTTCTGCTAGACAACAATATAGCAGACCATTTGGAAAATTTAAACTAATATAACTAGTTTCATTATCAGTCGCTTCTAATTTTGTTGGCATTACATTGTAATGTATTTGATATTCATATGTTGAATTAGGCACAGGAGCCAATAAAATAGCACCTGAAGTAGAACTAGTATTACCTGTTCCACCACCTTTCATTGCATAATATTTAGGTGTTCCTGAGTCTGTATTAGCTGAAACGTATTCTTCTAAATAAGACATGTCTTTTTTTTCTAACCAAGTGTTAGCTCCTGTTGTAACTGATGTAGAAGTATAAACTTGTACACCTCTTACAAATAATGCTCCTGCAGGTAAATTTACATAATCTTGGTTTGTTGTTAAATTACCTGTAGCAATTGCTTTGTATGCATCAATAGGCACATCTCTTGCAATTCTATATTCTGCATTAAGCACAATATTTTCTATAATTGAATCTGATAACACGGTGCTATCAACTTCTGTATAATTTCTAATTTGTGTTTTTAAATCTGTGTAACTTATTCCTGACATTATGCGCTAAGGGTTACTGGTCCAACTGAGACTGGAAACCCTCCTCCTTTCACTCCACCTGCTGTTGCTGTGTTTGTTTGAACAGTAAAGTAGAAATTATCTGATGTGTTTGTTGTGACTCTT